GGGTCAGAAGATAAGAAAGTTTGCCTGTGTAGACAAGGGTAACACTGCCCTCTCTGCCCTATACTTTCTGGAGAACAAGGACAAGCTACCGGAAGAGGCACAGAAGGTAGCTGCAGCTAATCTGGTGGAGTACTGCCAGGCTTTTCAGATCGAACCACCCTGGCAGCTCCATAAGGTAGCCACCAGGGCTGAGACATTTTCTAAAATGCTGAATGGCGGTATTGGGCTTCCTAACGGGAACACCCTTTCTCTATTACGAAGAGCTTTGGCGCACAAAACCGGACAGACGGCATCAGCGGTTGCTAGAAAAGCTAGTAGTGTTGGTGGTCACGAAGCGGGTGTAAGTCGATTAACCAAAGAAGTGGGTTTCGGCAAGTCGAAACGTCTCCAGTCTGAAAAATTGTTTCCGAGGGCCGGAAAAACGAAAGAGGGAGACTTGACTGGGTCAACTGTTATGCCTCTTCAGTCCAACCCCAACAAGGAAGCCGATGCAGATAGCCAACTCCAGGCTACAGATGAGAAGAAAGCAGCAGCTCTCTATGTAGACATCACTGGCAAGTCTTCACCTGCACGGTTTGAAAAGAGGGCCCATACTCGTTTCTGTCTAGAGAAGCTAGGCCAGGGCCGCTTCCCCATTGACAGTTATGGAGAAGTACTGGATGCGAACAAGTGGTTCGAAGAGAATGGGAAGAGCCTACACCCGCAGGAGCGTAGAGAGTATTGCACCAAGCTCGCAGCTCGAGCTGAAGAACTTCATATCTCCGTGACCGACAACATCATGAAGTACGCTGGCAAGAACTTTGCTCCGGCTGATGATGTACGAGCTTCGGTCTGCACTCGCATGCAGTTCTGGGTAGATGATGCGCCGGAGAGGGACGCATTGAGGGGTATGCTAGACAAGTATGCCAGTGCTTCTCCCGATCAATTCTGTCAGGAACTCACAGCATTCGATGTACAGCACGGCTTAGATCAATACTGGGATGACTTTATTGTTGACCCAGTAGCTTGTGTATTTGGGATGGAGAAAAGGGCAGAGTGGCTATGGGAACAGGGAGCTGATAGACTGACACAAGATCTATTGGACGTGGGAGTACACGACAGTCAGAAGATTCACGCAATCAAGGCAAAGTTTGGCCCCGAACTGGCGAGCGAGCTAGTAGAGAAACCGAGCGAAGTGTTCGATTCTCTGCCACTGGATTCGAAACGGATTATCGCCAGGATTCTGAACGATACACAGTAGTAGAAGGAGAACAACATGTCGCAATCATTTGGTTTCGCTAGCGCAAAGATTCCGCACTTGGTAGCTGATGGCAAGACAGGTTTGCCGGGTGAGATCGCAGACCTTCGTAGTGATGTAGAGCTGGGTTTCAAGAATAATGAAGGACGGGTGGGCTTCCCAGATCTTTATGCCGTGCACGGCGTCTTTCCAGATGTTGGTGGAGAAGCTTCAGTTCCTCTGGTCGGAGCTAACCTGCTTCAGGGTCAGACGTTTGATAGCTGCTCGCTAGTTTCTAGCGGCTTCGAGATCAAACTAAAGGCTTTGAAGCCTGGTGTGAGCAATCTGCACGCTAAGATCGCAACAAGCTCAGGAAGCTTGGCCCTTGCCTACTCCGATACCAACACCTGCAGTCTTTCTGGTAAAGACCCTGTAGGTAACGTCACTGTGTTGACGTTGTCCCTGACAGATCCTAGCAGGCAGGGACTCTTAGCCCAGATTACAGCACCTAAGATTCCTGCGGGTGCACTGGCAGTTACCTATGATGCAGTACGGAAGTTGCTGACCATCAGACCTGCTGATGGCGGAAGTACTATAGCTGCTATCACTGCAGCCGTTACGGCTGCAACTTCTGGAGCTATCACAGTTACAGCTGCTTCCGTAAACGGCAGCCCAGTAACACCTGGTAGTGCAACGAATGTTGTGTACGTAGCAGTGGAACCAACATCCTTTGTGGAGTACAAGCTCCTTACGATCACACTGGGTACAGGAGGCAATACTGCCGCAGCAATCGTATCTGCGATCAATAACAACACAAGCGGCGGCACCGTCAAGAACATCATGGGTGCTTATGTTGTAACTGGCGGCACTATGACCGCTGCTGTAGCTGCTACACCGTTTACTGGTGGTGTTGGTTCTTATGCGGGAAACATGGTAACTGTAGCTGGTGTTGAGGCTGCCCCAACCAACCTAGGTCCTTCCGGTCCCTCTGGTCCATGGTCCTGGGCTGACACTCAGATCACAGTAGATACCCCAGCGTTGCCTTCCTTGAGTGAGGAAGACTTCACAGCTGTACAGATACAGTCTAACGGAGTTAAGTCCAATACATTGACTGTACAGCTTGGTGGTGGTGATGTAGTTGGACCTTCAGGACCTTCAGGACCATCCGGACATTCTGGACCTTCAGGACCTTCAGGACCATCCGGACCTTCTGGGCATTCTGGACCTTCTGGAGTTTCTGGTTCGTAATTTAGAGCAAGCAACACAAGATGGCTGATCACGAATCAGATCTGCTGGCCGTACTTGAAAAAGTCGGCCAGCAGATGCCATCTCTTTCCGTCGATGCTAGTGAGCCTGCTGTCCTCGATGCAGATTTGGTAGTTGAGACGACAGGCAAGATCAATCCTGTCCTGAACAATGACATAACTGGTCTTCCTCCTGTGATGGTGGGAGACATTCAGAATGGAAAGCCTACTCCAGTAACAACCAAGAACTTGTTTGTACACCATGACGCTCACCCTGTAGTGTTTGATGTAGCGCTACTACGGAAGTACGGAACAGATTGGTTCGAGTGGGAAGCAGAGACTTTGTGGAAAGAGATCAAAGAGGACTTCCACGTACCATCTATTTCAGATCATGCGAAGGCTAAGATTCAAGCAGTCAAGACACTTCACATAGGGCAGATGTACTGGACAAGCTGGGAGGTATTCTGTTGGATCACACAGGCACTGAACAATAACATTCCAGACTGGCAAGTACTTCAGAAGCCATCCATCGCGCAGCTCTTCAGCAGTGTAGACTCGGCGGAGATGGTGAGGTCAGGTGAGGTATTCACTCTCGAGATACAGAGCTTCGTAGCTGCCAGTGTACTGGATGAAAATGTTTTGTACGCGCCACATCCTATAACATTCTGTCAAAGTGAGATCAATAGGTACCTGAAAGATAGAGGGCTAGAGTCCTCGGATTTAATCACAGAGGTACAGCAGAAGTACAGGGAAATCATACGTACTCCAGAGGGCTTGACCTTGGAGGAGAACCCTGTTGATATACAAGTAGCCAAGTTGAAGGTTGCGTGGGATTATCAAGCTCTAAGGAACAAGCAGCTCAAGGAACAGTTGTTGTTACTGTCATGAGATACATTACCCAAACCCACATGAGTGCTTTGGTTGATCAGCTTCAGAAGGAGGCTGCTTTTCCACTATCAGGCGTTCGTAGGCTTATCCCAGCTGTGCGAGAGGGTCTTAGTAGCAGGATGGGAACCTATGGTGGAAAGCTCGCGGTAGGAGCTGGCGCAGGAGCATTGGTAGGGGCTGGCACAGCTGAGCCTGGGGAGAGGCTTCAGGGTGCCTCCAGAGGGGCATTGGTTGGCGGAGGGTTGACTGGGGCTGGCCTGCTGGCCACCAAGGGTGGTAGAGAAGCAGCGGGCAAGGCAACCAAGAAGTTCTGGGACAGATCTAAGTACCAGTTCACAGGCCATGGTATAGAAGGTAATCCAGCAGAACGGCTTACCAAAGCTAGAGAATTGGGAGTGCTACCAGAACTAGCGGCTAAACCAAGTGCTTCAGATCTAACTAGAGATGCAGCCCACCAGCATGCGTTTGAACAGGATTGGTTGTCTGTACCTGGTGCCATCCATGGGATGGTTACACATCCAGGGAAGATGTTGCACAACTCCTGGAATAGAATGGGTCAGCTAGAAAAGGGATTGACCGGTGCAGCTGGTGTTGGAATAGGGATGGATGCTGCAAGACCAAGTGAACCAGGTGGGCCCGGTAGACTAGAGCGTACCTTAGGTGATGCTGCAAGTACTGTGGGCTACACAGTAGGTCCTTCTGGACTACTGCCTAGCTTTCTGATGGGACATTGGGCGGGTAAAGCCGGAGAGGGAGTCGGTAGAACTCTCGGGCACCTGGCACCCAATAGCGGTGCTAGTGCTATCACACCTGATGCAGGAGTAGTGGGATGAGTGTAGGTCTAGGTGGTGCGGATTCCTCTGCTCTCCGTTTTTCTAGGACTCGAGGCCGTACTGGTGGTTCCGCAGACTATGGTTTGCAGTACCCTAGCCCATTCTTTGATATCGGACAAACCTACTTGCCGGCAACGGTCAAGCAGATGTTCCGATGGTGCCGATACTATTTCTTGGTGAACCCACTGATCAATGCAGTGGTTTCCAAGATGGCAGACTACCCCATCACAGACATCATTCTTGACACTGAGAAGCAAGATCTAAAGGAGAGCTGGAACAGCTTCCTCAATGAGCAGCTTAGGTATCGTCCTTTTCAGATCGAAATAGGTCTGGACTACTACACGTATGGGAATGCTCTTGTCAGCATCTTCTATCCGTTTGTGAAGATGCTTCGTTGCACTCGATGTGGTTTTGAGAAGCAGGCATCAGATGCCATCTATCGGTTCATGAACTTCGAGTTCCACTGGCAGTGCGAGCAGTGCGATCATGCGGGCATAGCCAAGGTCAGGGACCATTACATCAAGGCACCCAAGGGTATCAGGCTTTTGAGATGGAACCCTGAAGACATTGACATTCGATACAACGACATCAGTGGGGAGTACGAGTACTACTATTCGATCCCAGTGCAGCTGAAGAACGACATCATAATAGGCAAAAAATCAGCGGTAGAGAGCGTGCCCCAGCTGTTCATCGATGCTCTTCGTTTGAGGAAGGCTGTCGTGTTCAGCAGGGACAACATCTACCACTTCAAGCGGCCCACTCTTGCCGGCAAAGATAGAGGCTGGGGTACTCCTATGATTCTGCCGGTGTTGAAGGATACCTTCTACCTGCAGGTGCTTAGGAAGGCTCAGGAATGTGTCAGCTTAACTACTCAGATCGAAACCACCAAAGGTTTAGTAGATGCTGACGAAGTACATGTTGGGGAGCTGGTACGTACTCATACAGGCAAGTGGCAGCCAGTAGAGAAGAAATGGTACAGAGATGCTAGAGAAGAAGAGGTCGGCAAAAAGATCTCACTGTCTGGTCTTCGACCTTTTCCAAGTACCTATTCTCCGCATCACCCAATACTGAGTATCCGTAGAACGGAAGAGAACCGTAGGGAGGATTCTAAGGATGCTCAGATATCATCTGTCATTCTTCGCAACCCTCACCTGTATGAAGAAGTACTTTGCCCTGCAGAGCAGTTGCATGTAGGTGAGTATGTTTTGTACCCTCGGTATCTGCCGATGGGGGAAACTACCGTAGATGTAGCAAAGTACACAGGTCTGACATGTACGGGGGATTGGGTCTATAGCGGTGTCGGGGAAGAGACAGCACAAGCTTTTGAAGCACTAGAACATGGTGAGCATGTTCAGCATGACAATGCCGGTAGAGTGGCTAAACGAGCTTTGAAAGAAGGTCGTTCTCCTAAACGGATGGAAGCAATAAGACCTATGACAGAGGACTTTGCTTACATCTTGGGTTGGTACGCAGGAGATGGTAGTTGTGGTTCTAGGTCTGTGATGTTCTCGCTGGGGAAGGATGATGATCCAAATCCTTTGAGAGAAACCATCAAAAGAGAATTCGGAGTTGAGACGACAGTCGAGGTTGGTGAGTCTGTAGATACCGTTGTCTTGTCTGATGTCATAGTTAGGCACTTGATCAAAGGTTTGATTCCTGGAACAGCTAGGCACAAGAAGGCACCACAAGAAGTTCTGAATGGTACAGATGCTGTGAAGTTGGCTTATCTTCGAGGGCTGTGGGCTGCTGATGGTTCTGATAGTGGTACCCAAGCAACACTAGCTACAGGAAGTAGAGATCAAGCTTATGATGTATACAGACTGCTTTTACATCTTGGGTGTATTGCTACTGTAGGTCAGCACGAGACTCCAGATCATACCTTGGATTCTGGACGAGTAATTAAGGGCGGTACACACTACCACGCACAATCATCTAGTGCTTCTAGAGATAGGTTTGTTTCCTTGCTTGAGGGTAGCCAAGGTCAAGAAGTAGTATCAGGCAAGAGTGGCTTCTTCTGGAAGGAATATTTTGCATCCAGAATACATATGATCGAAGAATCGGAAGAAGATCAATACATAGATTTCAAGATCAAAGAAGATACTACATTCTGTACTCCTGGAACAGCGACGAAAAACTCAATTGCGATGGAGCATATTGTTCCTTTGAGGATGCTCTTCCCACAAGCCGGGAGTGCAACATCAGATCCATATACAACCGTGAACCTACAAGACTGGCATGATCAGATTGCAGGTGAGCTACGTAGGTGGCGAGCAGACAACAATTACATACCCATCCTCCCACTTCCTATTGGCCAAGAAACTATAGGTGGTGATGGCCGGGCTCTACTTCTGAGCCAAGAAATCAGGGTATGGTCTGAGCACATTGTT